ACTATCACAGACTACCCGGCTGTGATCACCTCACCGGTGCTAGGGTAGACCCACAAGATTATGGTAAAAAGAATAAATAACAAAAAGCGAAAGCTTAATGAGTTTACTCTCCTTACCATTAAGTGGCTCGCAGGTAGCTTAAAACTTAGCTACAAGGAGACCTCTTATATCTTGGAGGTTGCCAATAAAATCCTTAAGGTACTGGACAGCCGAGGTAAAACCGAGGCTATCCGATACACTAAGGACCTTCGATTAAAATTTACAAAGATCATATTAAATATGGATCCTGTAGATTTTAGTAGAGGGGACCAGTTATGGTTACCTAAGATTTTAGTGAGACCGGTCAAATATATACAGAGTAGTAGAAGTTACCCTTTTATTAGGCTAATCTTCTCTGCCTTATATATTACTAGATCGATCAAGTTAGATAGCGAAATATCATTTGAAACTATCGAGAAAGGGCCCGATTATATCGGTACTCCCTCATCGTTAGACAAAGATATTACACTATTTCTAAAAGACTTAGGCGTGAATCTTAGACATATAGGTAAACCACCTAAATCGGTGAGATTTAAGGAGTTTCATATGACCTCTAAGTCTGGTCCAAATGGGCATGCCCTATGGACTAGTTTTAAGGATCTTATGTCATTATCCCCTAACCAAGCAGAGTCAATTAAGATTCTGGGTGGAGAGAAGTTAATGAACCTAATGTTTAAGTTTTCCCAACTTTACCAGCAAATTCCTCAATTCTTCGATAATCGGAACCCTATCACTAGGGAGCCGACTTCTCGTCGAATTGCGAAAATTAATGATAAAGAAGGAAAAACAAGAGAAGTAGCTATAGGGGATTATTATACGCAAGCGGCATTATTACCGTTGCATAATTTCCTCTATAAGATACTCTCAAGTATTCACCAAGACTGCACATCAGACCAAACTAAACTCTTCTATTCTTTGGAGAAATCAATTGGAAATTCCTATCATAGTATAGACTTAAAAGCCTTTACAGATAGGTTTCCTATTGATATTAACCATAGAATATTAAGAGTTTGGTTTGGGTTAGAATATGCCGATGCATGGAAGTATTTAATGGTAGGTACCCCTTTCGATTACAAGGGTTATAAAGTTATGTATAACACTGGTAATCCAATGGGTATGTACTCATCGTTT